CATTTCCGGATTATTAGACGCGATAAGCGAAGCCGGAAACATCACCCTATTAGGGCCCTAGGCGTTGAAGCCAGGCCCGGAAAGAACAAAAGCGGCTTAAGTGCCGAATATAGAAGGGCAAAAGCCCTGGCCGCGATGTAGGCAGCGGCAAAAACACAACGCCTTCACTGTTATAGTTGGCTCGCTGCCGACCGACACCAATCTAATTAACAGAAGTGTGGATACCGTCTTATGGAGCAAAACCCGCAGTCACAGCTCAAGCTTCTTGTCACCCGTGGTAAGGAGCAAGGCTATCTGACCTATGCTGAGGTCAATGACCATCTGCCGGAAGATATCGTCGACTCCGATCAGATCGAAGACATCATCCAGATGATTAACGACATGGGCATCCAGGTGGTTGAAGAAGCCCCGGACGCCGACGATCTGATGCTGAATGAAAACAGCTCCGATACTGACGAAGATGCCGCGGAAGCTGCCGCTCAGGTATTATCCAGCGTTGAATCTGAAATTGGCCGCACCACCGACCCGGTTCGCATGTACATGCGTGAAATGGGTACCGTTGAACTGCTGACCCGCGAAGGCGAAATCGACATCGCGAAGCGTATTGAAGACGGTATCAACCAGGTTCAGTGCTCCGTTGCTGAATATCCGGAAGCCATTACCTACCTGCTGGATCAGTACGATCGTGTTGAAGCCGGTGAGTCGCGTCTGTCAGACCTTATCACTGGCTTTGTCGATCCTAACGCAGAAGAAGACCTGGCACCGACCGCCACCCACGTCGGTTCTGAGTTGTCCGAAGAAGATCGTAATGACGACGACGATGACGACGAAGAGAGCGACGACGACAGCTCTGACGACGATAACTCTATCGACCCGGAACTGGCGCGCGAGAAGTTCTCTGACCTGCGTACGCAATACGAAACGACGCGCGATGTGATCAAGAGCAAAGGACGCAGCCATGCGGCCTCTGTCGCTGAGATCCAGAACCTGTCTGACGTCTTCAAACAGTTCCGCCTGGTACCGAAGCAGTTCGACTACCTGGTGAACAACATGCGCGAAATGATGGAACGTGTCCGTACCCAGGAGCGTCTGATCATGAAGCTGTGTATTGAAGTGTGCAAAATGCCGAAGAAAAACTTCATTACGCTGTTCACCGGTAACGAGACCAACGAGAGCTGGTTCAAAGCCGCACTGGCGATGAACAAGCCATGGTCTGAAAAACTGCTGGACGTGCAGGATGACGTGATGCGTTCGCTGCAGAAGCTGGCACAGATTGAAGAAGAAACCGGCCTGACCATCGAGCAGGTGAAAGACATCAACCGTCGGATGTCGATCGGTGAAGCGAAAGCCCGGCGCGCGAAGAAAGAGATGGTTGAAGCTAACCTGCGTCTGGTGATTTCCATCGCCAAGAAATACACCAACCGTGGTCTGCAGTTCCTGGATCTGATTCAGGAAGGTAACATCGGTCTGATGAAAGCGGTTGATAAGTTTGAATACCGTCGCGGCTACAAGTTCTCGACCTACGCCACATGGTGGATTCGTCAGGCGATTACCCGTTCTATCGCTGACCAGGCGCGTACCATCCGTATTCCGGTGCATATGATTGAGACCATCAACAAACTCAACCGTATTTCGCGCCAGATGCTGCAGGAGATGGGCCGTGAGCCGACGCCAGAAGAACTGGCTGAGCGCATGCTGATGCCAGAAGATAAGATCCGCAAGGTGCTGAAGATTGCCAAAGAGCCTATCTCTATGGAGACGCCGATTGGTGATGATGAAGATTCACATCTGGGTGATTTTATCGAAGACACCACGCTGGAGCTGCCGCTGGACTCTGCGACCTCTGAGAGCCTGCGTTCTGCGACCCACGACGTGCTGGCTGGCCTGACCGCGCGTGAAGCCAAAGTGCTGCGCATGCGTTTCGGTATCGATATGAACACCGACCACACGTTAGAAGAAGTGGGCAAACAGTTTGACGTTACTCGTGAGCGTATTCGTCAGATTGAAGCGAAAGCCCTGCGTAAACTGCGCCACCCGAGCCGCTCGGAAGTGCTGCGTAGCTTCCTCGACGACTAAGCCCGTTAAAACCCCGGTTCGCCGGGGTTTTTTATGTCTGCTGCCCTGCCCTTTTCCCGCAAACCGTCACCATTAACGCCGCAGCTGTAACGCCTCGTACATCTGGCGATATAGCGCCACCATCTCTTCCAGTGAGGCCCGGTTTAATCCGCTAGGATTCGGCAACACCCACACCTGGGTTTTCCCCATGTAGATCGGCTGCTCGCCCCATTCCACTTTGCTCTGACGAAACGCGCGTTTAAAGGCATCTTTGCCCAGGATAGCCAGCGCGGCAGGCTGATAGCATAGAACCTTGTCCATCAGCCGCTGACCGCCATCACGTAGCTCATCACTGGCCAGTTCATTTGCCTGAATGGTCGGGCGCTCTACCAGCATCGTAATACCACAGCCGGTCTCCAGTAAGCGCTGCTCCTCTTCCGGCTTCAGTTGCTGCACCGTAAACCCTGCCAGGTGAATCACCTTCCAGAAGCGATTGCCGGGATGGGCAAAATGATAGCCGGTGTGCGCGGTCGACTGACCGGGATTAATGCCGCAGAAGAGGACGTTCAGGTCCGGTGCAATGATATCGGTGATGTTGTGTTCGCTCATGGGGGTTCCTGGCTTTGCGCTGCGCCTTACAGCCGCTCACGCATCCTTATTCGTCATAATCTTGCCACTGTTTAAAGCGCATTTGTCGGTTAACGTCCTGGCCTGAGTGGGCTTTTTTTATTATTAAGCGGGGAAAGACATTTAAGGATAACAGCGTCAGTTGCACCGCCGCCCATCAGCCAGAGATTTTCGTCTGTTTTATCATAGTTATCAGCAAGTAAAACATTGCTGCTTATTTCAGCAACCAGCCGAACAACGCTGGATTGCCTCGGACAGATACTTTATAATCCCCGCTCCATTGGCCCCTTAGCTCAGTGGTTAGAGCAGGCGACTCATAATCGCTTGGTCGCTGGTTCAAACCCAGCAGGGGCCACCAGATTTAGTGATTAAAATCATGCAGTTAAGCCACCTTAAAAGGGTGGCTTTTTTGTTGGCTATAGTCTTGATGGCAGCAAAATGGCAGCAGACTTTTTTTGCATATATCAATGTCCATCAACTTTTCTCTTGCGAGGGGCAAAAAAAACCCGCCAAGCGGGCTTTTATTACATCCATAAGACTTGCTGAGAACCTCGATCAGGGTGGGGCGGAACGCTAGCCACTTTTCCTGGTGTCATGATTATGTCAGTTACAGTTTCATGTGATTTAAAGGTACAACTGCAGTTAATGTTCTGGCACTGGTTATAACGCTCTTTAGTATTCTTAGATACCTGAAAGCTACTTCTCGTGTGTGCGGCATTACCACACATAGGACAATTCATCATCGCTTAGGCCCCATCGCATTTTTAATTAATTATACACAAACATTTGTTTTGAGATACGCCTCATTCCATTTGCAATGAATCAATTTTCACTTCCAGCTCTATGCTGGTCGTGTAGCCGCTGTCAGCGCTCAGGCTGTGCGTCAGCGTGGTAATGATCCATTCGCCATCATCAATCTGCTTTTTAAACCCTGTTACCTTTACCGGCATTTCGGTGTAAAGCTCTGCGCGCCCTCGCGCCAGCTGGATCGAGAAGGTCGCAACACCGCGCTGCAGCCGTTCCCACTGCATTTTTGCTGCCCGCTCTGCGTTTGAACGGTTGGCATAGGTGCGGCTCAGCACTAGTACGTTTTCGTCGGTGCCGACGAGATAATCACCCTGTTTCGCTTCCGGCTCTTTTTTCTTCGCCGTGGTTTTGCGGCGTCGCTTTACCTTTGTTTCCGGCTTTTTCGCTGGCTCGCGCGTGTGCAGCCAGCTGGCAATCACGCCGGTGTAGGCGTCGCGGTCAGCCAGGGTAAAACGATGACTGTCGCCGTCACGGCGCTGAATGGTGATGACCGGCAGCGCCTTGCCGCTGGCGTTTTTGCCCTGCCCCTGCCGGATAAACAGCAGTTTGCCATCTTTGACGCAGGCCAGCGCGCCGCACTGGCCGGCCACGCGCATCAGAAAACTGGCGTCGGATTCGTTGGTCTGGTCGATGTGGTCGATTACCATTTTCTCAACGTCTGCGCCCAGCGCTAGATCCAGCTTGTGCTTTTCCGCAATGGCTTTCGCAATTTCGCCTGCCGTGGTTTTGTGCCACGATTTTTCGCGCTTGGTGTTCAGCGTCTGGCGGAAATCGGCGCTGCGGGCGCGAAGCGTCAGGCGGTCGGGCGTTCCGCTGTGCTCAATCTCATCAACCGTATAACTGCCCTTGATGATGAGCGGCTCCCCCTCCCAGCCCAGCGCCAGCTTTAACACGACGCCCCGGCGCGGCAGCTGCAGCAGGCCGTCCGCGTCGTCCAGCTCAATATCAAGCTGGTCAGCCTCAAAGCCCCGGTTATCGGTCAGCGTCAGGCTGATGAGCCGCTTTTGTATGGTCTGCGTGACGTCCTCCCCCTCCATCGTCAGCCGAAACGCCGGGGCGCTGGCCGCCCCTTTTACCCAGCTTTCTGCCTGCATCATCAGAAAAGCCCTCCCGCTGCTGCAGTAACTTTACCGGCCACGCCTGCCGCCGCGCTTTTCATGGCGTCAAGCTGGCCGCTCAGGCTGCCGAACATCTCGCCCAGCGACTCATCGGCACGCTTTAACGTAAGCGTGAACTCAATACGCCTGCACGCGCCGTTACTGAAAAACTCGGCCTTTGTCTGGCTCAGGCTCTCAATCACATACATGCCGTAAATGGTGCCGCTGCCCTCAATGAGCGGCCACGCGCGCCCCAGCTCCGCGATTTGCTCCAGCGCATACAGCGACAGCCTGCCGCCGGTCAGCTCCGGCAGCAGCACGCCGGAAAGCGTCAGCGTGTCGGTGTCCGGCCCGGCAAACTGCAGCGACGGGCGAAAGCCCACGCGACTGTTGGACGGAAACCGCCAGCTGCGCTGCAGCTGCAGCTCCTGATAAGGCACCGTTTCCAGCATGAAAACGAACAGCCCCAGCGTCATCATCATTCGTCAAATCCCCCCTGATCACGGTAAGAACTCCGCGCGAGGGCTTTCGCCCGGCGCTCTCTTGCATCCAGTTGCCGCATCACCTCTGCCACCACGTCCTGCGCGCTCTGGCCCGGCTGCTGATGAATGGTAATGGGCGCGTGAATGGTGACAGGCGCGGCAGTTGTGGCGCTTTGCTTTGTGACCTTTTCCTGCACATAGCTGCCAGCGGGCAGGCTCATCGGGTGCAGCGGGCGCGCAGCTGCAGGTGCGGCGGCCATACCCAGCGCCAGCGCCGCCGAGGCGGCCAGTGCGGCAGTACGGCGGCGGCTGGTAATGTGCGCCGGGCCGTTGACCAGCTCCGGCCCGTTCTCGCCCGCGATGCCGTACTGACCGGCTGGAATATAGCCGCCGTTATCAAACAGCCCGGCATAGCCGGTCGCCGTTTTGGCACTCCCGGCGACAGCAGCGGGCCTGTCTGACGCTCCGGCGTCTGGCCTCATGAAATCAGGCAGAAGGCTGAAAACACGCGGCGGACGCGGCGGGACCGTCCCGCCGTCGGGGTGTTTACCGCCACTGGTCGCAGCAGGGACCACGGGCTTGTCGGCGGACGGTTTCATGAAGTCCGGCAGCAGGTCTGTCATGGATGACAGCCTGACCTTGAGCGCCTCCCATTTGGCCGTGATGCCGTCGAGCATGGCGCTGATCATGTTGCTGCCCGCTTCTTTGAACCGCTCCGGCAGCGTGCTGGCCGAGTTAACCAGTTCATCCCACTTCTGCGACACGGCTGCCTTAATGCTTTGCCATGCCCCGGCGATGCCGTCGCGTATCGCATCCCAGCCTTTGCCGATGATTACCTGCAGCGCGCCATCCGCGAACAGGGATTTAACCCACGTCCACGCACCGGCTATTTTGCCTTTGATGGCCTCCCATGCCGCCGACGTGTTATCTGTCACCTGCTGCCACAGTGCCGCAAACTTCGGGCCGAGGGTGTCCCAGTTACGCCAGATGTAAACTGCACCCATCGCGATCAGGCCAATAACAGCCAGAATCGGGTTGGCAAACATCAGGCGGCCCAGCCACAGAATGCCGCTGCCAACAATACGCAACGCCTTACCTATCATTCCGAATGCGCCCGCGCCCTTAAAGCCCAGCGTCGCCATGCTCAGCCTGATAACCGCCATCGGCCCGACAATGGCCGCAAAGCCGATGGCTAACGTTCCCAGCCCGATGACGATGGCAGACACCGCCGCGCCGACTTTCACCAGCGTGCCAGCCAGCGCTTTGTTTTTCTCGATCCACTGCGCCGCCATGCCGGTGACCTTTTTAATCGCCCTCATGATGTCCATCAGCGGCTGGCGCAGCGTGTCGCCCAGCCCGCTCATGGTGTTGGCTACGCCGGTTCTGGTCAGCATCCACTGTGCGGAAAGGGAATCTTTATTGATGTCAGACTCTTTCTGCATCGAGCCTTTGGCGGCATCGCCCTGCGTCAGGGCCAGCTGTCGGCGCAGCTCCGGCAGGTTGTTAGCGAGTTTCGCCGCATCCTTGCCGAACTCCTTGCCGAATATCATCGTCAGCGCAGACAGGCGTTTGTTTTCGGGCAGTTTTTTGACCTTCTCCAGCACGCTGATGATGGTTCCCATCGCGTCCGTGGTCATCTGCTTTTCAATCTTTTTCGGGTCCAGCTTTAGCAGCGTCATGCCTTCCTGAAAGCGCTTGCCCTGCATGGTGGCAATCGACAGCTCGCGCACCATCGCATTGGCCGAACTCGCCGCAATCTCAGAGGTGGCACCGAGTGAAAGGAAGGTTGAACCCAGCGCCGCCGCCTTGCGAAAATCCAGCCGGTCGGCGTTGCCGCCCATGCGCTGCAGCACGTCGATAATGTCTGCGCCTTTCGACATCGCGTTATCGTCTAAATAGTTGAGCGCATCGCCCAGCTGCTCAATGTTGCGGGTCGGTATTTTGTACAGCTGGCTGATTTTACCCAGCCCCTCGGCCAGCTGGTCGGCGGGCAGCTCAAACGCCGTTGACGCCTTGGCCGCCGTGGTGGCAAAGGCCAGTAAATCGCGCTTCTGGTCGGCGTAAGAATCATTCTGGTTGGTGACGCCCATGCGCGCGCCGCCCTCAACCAGCGCGGCATAGTCAACCGCGCCGCGCTCCATCGGCAGCTGCTCACTGGCGGCCTTGATGGCGGCCTGCATGTCGTAAAACTGCGCGGTGCGGTTGCCTTTGTCATCGCGCAGCCCGTTGACCTGCTTTGCCACGCCCTTCATGGCGTCTTCCATATCCGCCGAGGCTTTAATTGCTGCAGCAAACGGCACGCCCATTGCCATGCCCGCCGCCGTGGCTGTCGCCCCGGCTCCGGCCACCTTATCGCGGGCCTCCAGCGTTTTGCCGTAGCGCTCACGCACGGCGCGCAATCTAGCCTGGCGCTCGCCCAGCTTTTTAAGCTCGCGCTGCTGCTGCTCAATCGCCTCCGTTGCGGCGCTGGCGTCGGTTTTCAGGCGTCGCTGTGCCGCGCTCAGCTGCTTTGTATCAATACCGGCGGCGGTCAGCGCGCCGCGCTGCTGCTGTACCGAGCGCAGCAGGCCGTTGTAACTTTGCTGCAGGTCATTAACGCGGTTTTTTGCCTGCTCAAGTAAGCGGGACTGCTGCGCCGTGGGGCGGTTGGTGGCGGAAAACTGCGTCGCCAGCGCGGCAGCCTCCTGCCGGGCCGAGGCAAGATTGCGCTCCGTGATGGCAAGCTGCTGACGTGTTTTGCGAAAGCCGTCAATGCGCCCGGCCTGATCGTTCAGGCTTTTCAGGCTGTCTTTGCTGGCTTTGAGGGCGGCGGACAGCTCCTTAGAGCCGTCGCGCGCATTACGGAAAGGGCGGGTGATTTTATCCACCGCGCTTAATACCACCTGCAGGCGCAGGTTTCTGTCACTCATCGTCACCGGCTCCGTTACGCAGGATCGCTTTGTGCCGCCACATCAGCACGTCCGCCAGCGATTCCGCGAACATGACCGGCGGCGGCCAGTGAAACACGGTGGCGATGTCTGCCACCAGATCGTCTACGGTCAGCTCTGCGGGAAAGCCGACAGCGCCGACTTCGGCAACAAAAAAGTGACCACCTCCACCGACAGCGCCAGTAAATCGGCGGGGTCCATTTCGTTGACCTCCTGCGCAGTGAGCGCCGGGGCAGACACGCGCGGTAATACGGCCATAACCGCGTTGACGTCCATTTCCATCAGCGCCTGCAGCCGCACGCCGCGCAGTGCGCCGGACTGCGGCTTGCGCAGGACAATCTCTTTAATCTCGGTTTTGCCGCGTTTGATTGGGGTGTCCAGGATGACGGTTTTTTCGTTTTTGATGTCGCTCATGTTCTTAATCCACTGAATAAAATTGATAAAAGCAGCAGGCCAGCGCCTGCCGCCGTGATTACAGGCCCAGCGCGCTGCGGTGCGCTTCCATCATGTCTTTGCCGTCCACGATGTGAACCATATTGACCAGATCCACCTCATAGAGCACTTCGCCGTTAATGGTCAGCTTGGCGTAGCTGTTGGTCGCGGAAACCTTTGTCGTGTTGGCATCACCGGTTTTCCACTCGCCTGAATCCAGCTCCTTGTAACGCCCACGGGTGACCAGCTCCACCGCCTGCACCTCGCCGGTGTCGTCGCGCTGAATGGAGCCGGTAAAGCGCAGCTGCACCGCGTCCACGGTTTCCGCGCCCAGTTGCTTAAACAGCAGCGCCTCGGTGCCGCCGACGGTAAATTCCGTGTCCAGCGCGCCATCGTCCAGGCCCATATCAATATCAACCGCACCGGCCATGCCGCCGCCGCGATACTTCTCAAACTTGCGGGTCAGCTTTGGCAGCGTCAGGGACTCAACCAGCCCCTGCCAGTTGTTGCCTGCGTTGAACAGGTTCAGGTGTTTTAGCTTACGGGGTAAGGCCATGTGTTCAGCTCCTTATGCTTTAACGCTGGCGGCGAAGTTGACCAGGTACTGGTCAGTAATGCGCTGGCGCAGCATCAGGTTTTCCAGCGGCGGCACCGGCGTGTAGTCGTAATCGATAATGAGTTGCCCGGCCTTTAGCGTGTCTTTGGTGTTTACGGTGTCATCCAGCCAGCAGTCTGCGCCGATGAGATAGCCCTGATTCACCATGCTGCGCAGTTTGGCGCGGATACTTTCGATGATGTCGCGGGCAAGCGACGGATTAAGCGCGCCGTCAACGGACCACAGCTGCGCCTCGGCCATCGTGTCGGCCAGCACCTGCGCCGTGCGGGTGTAGCACTCAAAGGCAAACAGCGGGTCATCGCTCAGGCAGCGTGAACCCCAGAAGCGGAAACCGTCCTTGCGGATAAGCGTGGTGACGTCGTTCTGGTTCAGCAGGCCCGCATCGGTTGCCGGGTCCTGTAAATCCCAGAACACGTCTTTTGAAATGCCGGTGACGCCGTTCACGCCGACGTTAGACAGGGACTTGTGCCAGCCGGTCGCCTCGTCAATTTTGGCGCGCAGTCCGAGCGCGCGGGCGGTAGCATACGCCGTCGCGTCAGCGTTCAGCACGGTGTCAAAGCTGATGAAATCAGGCCAGATAAGCATCCCTTCGCGCTGGCTGAAATTAGCGCGGTAGGCAATGACCTCTGACACGGTTTTGCAGCCGTAAGCCGAGATATACGCAAACGCGCGCAGGGTCTGCGCGACGCTCAGCAGCTCGGCTGCCACCGCCTTTGTGTCATGCCCCGGCACGCCGAGAATGCGCGGTTTGACGCCACAGACGTTCTGCGCGGCCAGCAGTGCTTTCATGCCGGTGCGCATCCCGTCTGCGGTCTCGCCGCCGATGATGTTGGATGTGGTTTCCGCCTCGGTTTCGCCCTGCGCGACGCGCACGACGACGACGAGCGGTTTTGCCTGGTCGGCGATGGCGTCCAGTGAGGCGGCCAGCGTACCGGTTTTACCGGCCTTGCCGATGGCGGTATTGACGTCGGTGAGTAAAACCGGGCGGTTGAGCGGAAACGCTGCCGCGTCGGCGTCGTCGGCGGTGCAGACCATGCCGATGATGGCCGTGCTGACGGTGGTAATGGTTCGGGTGCCTTCGTTGACTTCGACAACGCGCACGCCGTGATGATAATCCTGTGCCATAGAGCAAATCCTCTGTTAAGGGGTTTCGCTATGGTGAAAGGGATGAGGCGCGGGCGCACCCTGCGGCCATTGTCTGGCGGATGGTACAATAAAAGGGACCAGGACCCCCGTCGCGCGGGGGCAATCTGTTTATCGTGGTGGCTCAGGCCAGTTGATATCAGGGGCGGCCTGAATATCCAGCGCAGTCAGTGCGTCGCTGTAATCAAGCCACGCGCCCAGGGCTTTGTTTTCGTCAGTGGTCAGCTTTCTTCCCATTAACAGCTTTGTCTGCCACACCGCAATGGCCGGGGCTACGTTAGCCAGAAGCGCAGTCCTTTTGGCGTCAGCGGCGACGATCAGTTGCTCCTGTGTTGGCGCGGGAACATCCACAAGAACAGGCTGACCATCTGTGCCGGGGGCGCACATTTTGCCTTCTGGCGGGTAGGCAAAGCGCAGATAATCATCCTCGTTAACTTCTTTGCCATCCTCCGGCCATATGCCTGTTTCTACATAGCTTTCTTTCAGTGCCAGTGGATAAAAGGCATTATCTTTCGGGTTATAGCAGTAAATGTTCATTTTCAGCTTCCCATCGCATACCAGTAAAGTTCTGTATCCACCGCAACGTTACTGCCATCCCACGCAGCAATAACAAACTGCGAGTTGGAATAGATTGCCGCTGCAGCCTGATTTGGCTTAGCAACATCCTTTGGTGTCACAATAATGCTCACCTGTTGAGTAGAAGAAAACGGCACGGGAAAGTTAACAAGCCTTCCGCCTGTACTCTGCGCGCTTGCAGAACCCCACTGGAGTATTTTCCCGTTAGGCAGCTTGGTGTAGTTCACTCCGTTGGGGAAGGCGCTCATGTCGGGGATTTGACCGCTTCCCGTACCGACTGATTTGGTCGCCGCACTGCCCAGCTCAAGATTCTGACGGGCGCTGGCGGCGGTGGTGGCTCCCGTGCCGCCCTTACTTACGGGCAGGGTGTTCTCTGTTGCCACATCGCCTAAACCTAAGTTTTTGCGGGCGTCAGCTGGCGTTGTGGCACCTGTGCCACCGCGATCAACAGATAAGGCAATGGTTTTGCCGTCGCTGTTGCGCTGTACACCCCACGCGCCGTTGTTTGCCACTACCATCGACAAAGTAAGATCGGGCGAAAACATCTGGTTAAAATCACCGGCGACTTTCGAGTCGAACGAAATGAATCCGTCCAGATTCAGGTTTTTTCTTGCCTCTGCTGCGTTTTTTGCCCCCGTACCGCCTTTTTCCAGGGGGGTGACATTCTCTGTGGCTACATCGCCAATTCCCAGATTCGCTCTGGCAGTTTTCGCATCAGTCGCACCCGTACCGCCTTTTTTTACCGGTAATGTGTCTTCTGTCGCCACATCACCCAGGCCGAGATTTTTTCTTGCCTCGATCGCATTTGCCGCACCCGTACCACCCAGCCCCACAGTCAGGGGGACAGCACCCTGAGTTTCCGTGTCGAAACAGCCCCATTCTTTGTCTGTCACAAACAACCAGCGTTTGCCGTTCGGGGACCTGACTTCGGTTTCAGTGTCATTAATGACAAAGCGTTCAAGCCCCATATTTTTGCGAAAGGCTGCCGCATCGGGGAAATCTGCACCATTTTTACGAATATGTGCAGCCAGTAAGTCACTGGCGTAACTTTTTACCGTGATGGCCGTATCGTCCACATATTTACGGGTAGCCAGTACCACAGACGGGTCGATTTTCAGCGTTACTGCGTCAGTGCTGTTCACAATCAGAATCATGCGCACAGTTTGAGTGCGGCCGCTTCCCTCCTGCAGCGCGGGCTTGTAAGTTTCCGGCGTGTTACATACCGCAATCAGCGTGCCGTCTGCGTCAAACAGGCCCATTTCCCTGATCCAGAAACCGCCCTCGGTTTCGGGGATCACCTGCTCGGCAATCACCTGGCTGACGTTGGACGGATCGATGCTCAGCGTATTGATGGCCGCACGGCGCGTTTCGTTAATCAGTCTGGTCTGGCTGGCATTCGGCGTCGGCAGCGTGCCGCCCCCGTCGCCTACAGCCATCTGCGTGATGTTCAGTTTAGTGCCGAGCGCGGCGGCGTTGGCAATCTTCGCCGCGCCCAGGTTGGTTACTATGGCGTAATATTTCTGGCTCATGGTCTGATTTCCATCATGTCAGTAACGTGAACCGCCGCGCCGCTGTAAAGCCCGCCGCTGACGGAAATGTTTTCGGGTATATAGGGGTAAACGGTCATCGCATCGCCGTCGTAGCTGCCCGCCGCAATACGGGTTTCACCTGTCACCTGCAGGTTAATTGACATACCCAGCAGATGACGGCTGCAGGGTTTGGCATCGCTGATAAGGCGCTCAAGCTCCTGATAGGTTTCCTCGGTAATCCCCTGATCCTGCACGCCAATATCCAGGCGAAACGTGCCGGGCGTCTCGCCGGTTTTCCACCACTCCAGCACGCGAATAAGGAAACCGAACGGCTCCACCACGCGGCGCACGGCACTGATGGTGCCTTTATGCTGATGGATGTAAAACGCATCCATCACCACGCGGCGTTTAACGGTTTCTGTCCAGGCCTCGTCCCAGCGGTCCACCGAAAATGACCAGGCAAGGTAAGGCAGAAACCACGCGGGGCAGGTGGCAGGGTTCCACAGGTCGCGCAGCGGGACGTTCAGCCCGCTGATGCCGCTGCACGCCTCTGCAAGCCTGCGCTCAAGCGCCGAGGACGCGGGCGGTAACAGGCTCTGGCTCATCCTTTGCCACCGTTATCGCTGGCAACGGTAACGGCTACCGCCGTGCAGTTGCCTGCCTGCGTGCGGTTCAGAATGATGTCCTGCGCCGGTTCGGTGATTTCCACCCAGTCCACGCCCGCCACGCGCAGCACCGCCCCGTAAGACTCGCGCCGCACGCTGCGGCCCAGCTTTTTCTGGTCAGTCAGGTAGGTATCCATTGCGGCCTGCGCCGCCTCCAGGCACGGGCCTGCGGCCACACCGTCAAACAGGTGAAGCGTGGCTTTTACCTGATAGTTAAATATCGCGGCTGCCTGCACCGTTACGCGGTCTGCCACCGGGCGCACTTCCTCGGCGTTTAACGCGACATTCACTGCATTCAGTAAATCCGCCGTTGCCGCCCCGCTGTTGTCCCGGCTCAGTACCGTAATCAGCACTTCCGCCGGTGCCGGACTCGTTGCCGACACGTCAGATACGCGCCCGTCGGCACTCTTGGCGTAAAACTCATACGCCGCCGTCGGCCCGGCCACGCTCAGCCCCTCAAAGGCACCCGGCACGCGCAGGCGTAAATCGTCGTCGGACTCCATCACCGCCGCCACGGGCGGTACGGCGTCGGGATTGGCCGGGGTGATGGTCAGGCGCCTGACGTTGTTGTTTGCCGCCAGCTGGTCCAGATCGGTGCCGAGCGCATAGGCCACCATGACCGCCTGCGCCGCCTCATTGATGCGCTGGCGAAGCAGGATTTCGCGGTAGACGTTTTCCTGCAGGCACTTGACCAGCGGATCGGATTCCAGCGCCAGCACGCGGCGCATGGCACCCTGCTGCTCTGACGGATACAGCGCAATCAGGTTTTCTTTACGTTCGGCCAGCAGCGTTTCAAAGTCCGGCACCTCAATGACTTCCGGCGCGGGAAGCTGCGATAAATCAATCACTGCCACGGTTCACCCCCGTTGGTATGGTCATTGCCAGCGGCGAACCGTCGGCACGCTGTGCGTTTATCTCAACGACCATCGAACCGTCATAAGCCGTTGTGTAATTCACTGAAATCAGCCGGATGCGCGGCTCCCAGCGGCTCAGTGCGGTGTAGGTTGCCGCCATGACCTGCATACGGGTGACGCCGTTCTGCGGCTGATCGATGAGCGCGGAAAGCATGGAGCCATATTCACGGCGCGCCAGACGGCTTCCCTCCGGGGTCATCAGAATGTCGCTGACGCTCTGGCGAATATGATCGATATCGGTCAGCGCTTTGCCGGTGTCGCGGTTCATGCCGAGATACATCACGCCGGGCCTCCTGATGTGTCATTGCCGTACTTCACGCCGCCGTGTTTATGGGTATGCACCACGACGCCGTTAGAACTCATGTCACCGCCGCGCTGTGTGACTGCGCCGTTAATGGCCGTTTCACTGTTGAGGGTTGTTTTACTGGCCTCAACGCCGAATGCCTCAGTCAGCAGCTGAATGCCGTCCGCCGCTTCGATGCGCACGCTTTTGATGTTCTTTATCAGCAGCTGGCCGGTTGCCGGTTCGTACTGAAAAAATCCGCCGTCGCTGTACTGCGTGGCGCTGCCGTTCTCAGAATTCGCAGGCGGCGGGAATGCATCGGAATAGATGGCGGGCAGCGCAAAGGCGGTTTCAAGATTGCCACCCATGCTCAGCAAAATGACCTGCTCGCCAGCGGTGGGCTGCCACCATGTACGCGTGTTACCGGCGCGCAGGGTCAGCCAGTTAATCCAGTTGGTTTCGAGGTCGCCCGTTTTCACCCGGCACAGCCAGTTAACCGGATCGACTTCGGACACGGTGCCGGTGCGGATCAGGTTGGTGATAAGACGCATGATTTCGGTAAGTTTTTCGTTCATAGTGACAGATTGCATGACAGCAAGGCGCTGTTAAACGAAACATCGGTGTGTGGTGTTTCTTACAATAAGATATTTCGCCAGTATCATTTTTAGATAGAGATGGGAAAGGATATGATTCTTTATAAATATGTAAACCTAGATACAGCTAATTTAATCATGGAACATTCCATGATGAAGTTTTCAAAACCCTTCTCTTTCAATGATCCATTCGAGTTAACAAGTCTATTTTATGACGGATTTGAAACACGTGAAAATCAGGCCATTAAATATATAGCCGCTTCGGATTGTTATGGCATTTTATCCCTCACCCGGAACCCATTAAACCCTCTCATGTGGGCGCACTATGGAAAAGGGAAATATGCAGAGTACGAGGGTTCTATAAATTTAGACAGAGGTAATGACTCCCACGCTGGCATTGTTTTTGGCATTGACACAAACTTAGCTGAGTTTAACGACCACTCGTTGAATGTAATTCCTGCAAAATACGGGAGCGTCATCTACACATCTACCCAGCCAAAACATCCATTTGCACATTCTGATAGCTTGCGCATTTATCAAGGCTTTATCTTAAGTTTTGAACCAGAAATCTTGGAAGCCTTACAGCGCACGTTCCTTTATAAGTCTTATCACTGGTCATACGAGGAAGAAGTCCGCATTGTACGCAACATCCACAGAGGCCGTTATATTAGTGAATTTCATGACATTGAAAGACACGCAATTAAAGAGGCTTATATAGGGATAAGAAACTCAAGTAACAAGAGCCATCTAATAGATTTAAAAATGAGAATTAAAGAGGCATTCCCTGCCTGTGAAATATTTGTATGCAGATGCTCTGAATCTGATTGGCAGTTTGAAAAACTCCCTATTGATGACGTGTTGTCTAAATTGAAAAGTTATTAGTGGCTAAGCTTCAGCTAACCAGCGAAAAAGAATGTCGTTAATCAAAGATTCCGTTTCTCCGTTCACGCCCAGTAATGGGCGCTCTGAATATTTCACTTTGATGCCCCGCTTACTGACTTTATCACGCAGGCCGTAATGATGAACGCGTGCCAGACGCTGCACGGCAGGCACGAAAGCCACCTCGGCACTGTCGCCGGTTGCCTTTGTTTTAAGGTATTTTGCGGTTTTCAGCTTCACAAACATCTTGCGCTTAATGCGCCCCGGCTTTGTTCTGGCGGATACGCGGCGCGGCTCCCATGCGCTGCCGTCGGGCGCACGCTGTGCCGTCATGTTGGCCTGCTGAATCCGCCGCACGTCGCGTGCCACCTCGCGCAACATCTTTTTGCGCTCTGCCGGTTCCAGCTTTGCCATCAGCGCATCCAGCCAGGCGTCAACCTCGTGCAGATTATCCACGTTTCACCGTCCAGGCTTCCTCTGGCTCGTCCGGCTCCGGCACGGCTCTGACCTCTGTCACGCCGCTGACTTCCTCGGCAATAACCCGCTCTGTCAGCCTTAAATTAAAGCTGATGTCACACGCACCGTTGCCGAGAATGTCCACTTCAAACGTGCACAACTGATCGCGCTCTGCAGGATTCTGCAGTGCATCAGGCTGGTTGGTGCGCAGCCAGTACATTACGGCCGCCATCAGCAGATTTTGATCGCCGGTGAAGTCCGTAATGATGACGTTAAGCGTGTAGCGGTATTCCCACGACACGGACGCGGCAGAAGTGGCAACCAGCGCACCTTTGTCAACAAACAGGTGCAGCCTGTCGGGGTTCTCCTGCAGGTAAGCAACAGCGCTATTCAGGGCTTCGCGCAAGGACTGCGGCTTGTTCATCGTCTTTATCCTGGCAGGTTACTATAGTGTCCACCTTGTCGGCGCAGGCCGCCCAGGCGGTTTCTGTTTCATCCAGCGCGGCCAGCAAATCGCCGTTAGTGCGCGCCGACGACGGTCCCAGCTGGCAGCGGGTTATTTTGGGACAACCACTGACGGTAAGATTCACCTCCGGTGATGGCCGGTCGCTGGCGCAGCCGGACAGCAGCATCAGGCAGAGGGGCATCACTCCAGCGGCGAAGGGTGTCATTTTCACGTTTCAGATCCTCAATCTGGCGCTGCCGCTGGCGCAGCAGTGCATTGTTTTTCTCAGCCGCCGCATACAGCTGCGTCTGAGCAAGGTTACTGCTCTGTGCCATGATGTTGACTGCCATCAGCTGGCTGTTTTTCTGGCTCAGCTTTTTATCCTTTGCAGCCAGCTCTGCCGCCTGCGTGCCGATAGTCCTGTGTGCGCTGTGCAGCTGCCACGACAGCAGCCCGGCGGTCACCAGCAGCATGACAAAGCAGGTCACCACAACGGCGCGCATCATGATGCCGCCCCTTTCAGGCACCAGCTAAGTTCCCGCCCGCGCCGGTTATCCAGCCCCGGATTAAACACGCCTTTCACGTACACCCATCGCGGCAGCTGATAACAGGCATCGCGCCACCGGCTGGCCCTGATGAGTTTCACCATGGTTGATCCGCACACGTTGCCGGTGCCGACGTTAAACGCCAGCGACACCAGCGCGTCATAAACCTGCTGCGGCATGGAAACCGCCACGCAGCGCGCCAGTGCCGCCTCAACACGCAACACGTTGGTGATAAACGTCCCGGCAGCCTGCCGCTCGGTAATTGTTTTGCCGGGTACAACGCCCTGTGTGTTGCCGATCCCGTCGGTCCACACGCCCGCATCGCACTGGTATGGCTTAAGGCGGCAGCCCTCGTAATCGGCAATCAGTTTCAGCCCCTCAACCGAGGTATGCAGCTGCTGAAAGCCCGGCAGTGTGGCGGCGATGGCCAGTACCGCGCCGACGGCGCAGCGTTTAACGGTTTGCAGATTCATAGTCCTCCCGTGTGATGCGCCCGCTTGCCAGCAGCTGGTAGGTTTTGTGCTTGTAGTACCAGCTGATTAGCGCCATGCCGATGCCGATAATCAGCCCGGCCCACGTTGAAACGTCTTTAACCGATAAGTCGCCCAGCCATGCCATAAAAACGGCCATCGACCAGGTAATAAACGTGCTGATTCTTTCCCACATGATTCAGTCCCATAGCTGCACGGTCTGCGCCGTGGCTGCGGGCGCAACGTCCGGCAGCTCGACCTCTAAACCGTGGGGTAAGGTGGGGCCGTATTCCGCCAGCCCCGGATTGGCCTGTAACACACGCTCGGACAGCCCCTGCGTGCGCCCGTAGTGACGCCAGCAAAGTGCGTCTACCGTGTCATACTGCTGCGCACGCACTTTCATTAAATAAGCTCTATTACGGAGTGCGGCAGATCCTGCACGCGGCTGATGGCCCAGCGCGCATCCCGCCACAGTTCGGCGCTGGCATCTTCCAGCACCTCGCCACGCTTCATGCCGGATGCGGTGGCGTCAAAGTCGCTGTAACGCTCGTTGAGTACCGCCCGCGTCCAGCACCAGACGGCGCTTTCATAGTGGTGCAGGCGCACGCTCTGCCCTGCCAGCTTCTCGGCGGGTACGTCGGCCAGTGCGTTATAGCCTTTCATTTCCTGCCGCTCACGCCACGGGTAAAGCTCGGCGTTAATTTCTGCAATGGCGGTCAGCACCACCT